CATTTGTAGAATTATCAGTCTTAAAGTAAATACCTTTTTTCTTTAAAGTTATCATTAAACATTTCATTAAAAATTGTTTATTTGTTAAATTATTTTTCATTGTTTCACAAATATTACAAGAATTTGATAAATTATCATCATCAGAAGTAATAACAAAATTACCACATAAATTACATTTTTTAGACAAAAAATTTTCTATTTGATCTTCTGATAAATTTAAATCAATATCTTTTGATATAACTTTATTAACTTTGGATATTACTTTATTACCAAAAAGTTTATTATATATAGAAATATGTTCACAAATATTGTAAAAAGTTTTTATTGTTTTATTTGCTTTCATTAATTTACATTGGATACAAGATGAAACAACATTTTCTTTAATATAAGTCTTTTTTACATCAAGTAAATCCAAACAATTAAATTTATTTTTAACATTACAGTAATGACAATTACTTTTTAATAAATTTATTACTAATTCATTTTCTAAATCCCAATATATATTTTGAGTTTTAGCTAATCTTTGATATTCATAAACTTTCATAGAATAAATATCATTTAAATTTGTAGTATTCAAATATTCGCTTTTATCTAAATAAACTAATTTATTTTTTTTAATATAATGTTCAATAAAATTTTTTTCTAATTCAGATGAATGATTAGTTTGATTATGTACACTATTTTCAAAAAAATGTCTTCTTTTTCCAATAATTAAGTTATCAAAACCTACAATATGAATTTTATCATATTTATCACTTAAAATTAAATGTAATAAAATATAGATTCCTGTAGAAGCCCAAGGATTTTTGGGCCATACATTAAATTTAAATTCTTTGGTCAATATATTATTAATTTTATTTTTTTCTATTTTTTTTGAATTTGGTAATTTATCATAATGACTAGATCTATTATTATCATCGCAAATTAATATTTCTTTAGCAGTAGTTGCTACTTTTTCATAATAAGGAGTATCTAAAGAATTTGAACAAGCAAAAATAGTTAACTTTTCACCACTATTAATTGTAGAAATATAATGATTTATTCTAACAACTTCTTCAAAATTATCTATTACTTTACCATATCTATTTTTTAAAATTGAAGGACCATTTCCAACAACTATAATTGAAGGTTTTTTAACATTATTTAATTCTGGTTTAGGTTGTGGTTTAGGTTGTGGTTTAGGTTGTGGTTTAGGTTGTGGTTTAGGTTGTGGTTTGGGTTGTGGTTTGGGTTGTGGTTTGGGTTTGGGTTGTTGTGCCAAATTATTATTTTTATTTAATATTGAATTTTTAATAATTTTTTCAGGTAAATTTTCAGGAATATCTTTTTTTACTGAAATTATTCTAATCATATTACAATTCATAATCTTAATATATTAGTAATATATTAAGATTTCAATTAAACTTATTATTTTTAAAAAAACTATAAAATAATATTTTTTTATAAACTAATTAAATTAACACGGCGCATCTCCTTCATATTTTTCATTGGAATTTTCTTTAATAATCATATCATTTAATGCTTTACCAGGGGATACCATAGGTAAAACTGATTCATCACTATCTGTAATTACATTTGCTACAATAGGTCCTTTATCATAATTTAAGAAATATGTAAGATTATCTTTTAAATTTTCATTAGAATATATTTTCATACTTTCGCAACCTAAATTTTTTGCTATAATTTCAAATGGAGGATTATCCATTTTAACTCCCATTAATCGATTATCATAAAATTTCTCTTGCCACATTTTTACCATTAGTTGATAGTTATTATTTATAATTAAAACTTTAATATTAATATTATTTTGAACAGCAGTAATTAATTCAACAAAACTCATAGTAAATCCTCCATCTCCACAAATACAAATTACCTTATTTTCCGGTAAACCTAGTTTTACACCCATAGAAGCCGGTAATGCATATCCCATAGTGCCTAATCCTCCAGAAGTAAAAAATTTAATCTTTGGATAATTATAATCTATAAATTGAGCTGCCCACATTTGATGAGCTCCTACATCTGCGATAATTGAATATTCATTTTCATCATTATTTATTATATGATTTATCATAGAAATTACTTCTCTACCTTGTAAAATATTTTTTTTAGGATATGAAAATGGAACTTCTTTTTTCCATTCATATATTTTTTTCGTCCATAAATATTTATCATAAGGATTATATTCTTCTAATTCAAAAGCTAATAATTTATCTAGTACTTTTTTACAATCATCATTAATAAAATATTTTGTTTTAATAACTTTATTAATATTTTTTTTTAAAATATCTACATGAACTATTTTTGCTTTTGGTGCAAAATAGTTAGGATTTCCAACAATTCTATCATCAAATCTACTACCAAAATTTAATAGTAAATCACATTCTTGAATTGCATTATTTGCATAATATGAACCATGCATACCTAACATTTTTAGCGATAAAGAATTTTTTTCATTGAAAATTCCTAAGCCCATTAATGTTGTTGTAACTGGAATATTATATAGTTCTGAAAATTTTCTTATTTGATCTATAGCTCCAGATTGAATAACTCCTTGACCCGCTAATATAACAGGTCTTTTTGATTCATCAATAATTTTTTTTAATTTATCAATTGAAATAGTTGATTTAATTTTTTTATTATAAACTTTAACTAAATTTTCTTCTTGAACACTTTCTAAACTCATTATATTTTTTGGTAAATCAATTAGTACCGGTCCATATCTTTCTTTATAAATATGTTTGAAAGCTTTGTCAATAGTTTGATTAATTTTTTCTCCTTTTATAATTATATTATTCCATTTTGTACATGGTTTAGAAATTCCTATTATATTAGCTTCTTGAAAAGCATCTGTACCTATAACTGTAGTTGCTACTTGACCTGATAATGCTAACAAAGGAGTACCATCACTTAATGCATTTTGTAAACTAGTCATAATATTAATTGCACCAGGACCTGAAGTAGTCATTACCACTCCAGCTTTTCCAGTTGCTTTAGCATAACCTTCTGCCATGAAACTTCCTCCTGCTTCTGTTCTAGATAAAATATATTTAATTTTATTTTGATTATAAAATTCATTAAGAACCGGTAATATTGCACCACCTGGATAACCAAATACATATTTTACATTATGTTGAACTAAACGGTTAAATAAAGCTTTTGCACCCATTATTATTATAACTATTAAAATAAAATTCTTTTTATCAATTTTTATAAAAATTGAAAATTTTTTTATAAAATGAGATATACAATAAATATGTTAAAAATGAAAAGCTTTACAGAATATATTTCAAAAAAACTAATGGAATTTGATAGTCCAGTTTCTTTGTTTTCGAATGAAAATGAAATGATGGATAAAATGAACGATAATTGTCGTTTGTGGATTGAATCAAATTTTAATAATAGGTATGTAAAAAATTTTATTTCTAGTTGCAAAGAATCTGATTTAGATTATTTGAATAATTTCTGTAAAGATTACCTTGAAAAAATAGAAAATGAATATAATAGTTGTTATTTTGAAATAATAAAAACATTAATAAAATATATTTTTATTAACCTTGCAACAATTTGTCCTACCAATTTATCAAATTGGTTTCCAGAAAATAATTATTATAAAGAAATTAATATTTCTAAAGAAGATATTTTTTTCTGTAATGATACCCCTAATTCCCCTGTTACTCCTAATACACCTGCAATATCTAATAATAATCCAATTAATTTAGATTTCAATTAGTTTTTACTTCTTGAATTTGAGGGGATTTATTAACTCGTTTTAATTTATCATCGGGAGGAGTATTAAATTCACTTTCAATTTGTTTATGTTTAATTTTTTCTATTGTATTAACAAAATGTAAAAATTGATTTGCATATGTAGAAGTAGTTTGATTATCATGGGTAGAATATCTACCAGTTAATCCTAAATATTGCCAACCTTCTTTATTTAATTTTTCAATTGTAGAATGAATACCTTGATACTTTTTATCAAATCTAAAAATATTTGAAATATTATGAATTATTGTCACTGCCAAACTTACTATCCAGGTAAACCAATATAATCCTACTGAAGATATTTGTCCTGGAGATTGAATAGATAATAACGCAGGTACTGCAACTCCGCCTAAAGAAATAAATATTCTACAAAAATGATGGAGAAAATCAAATATTTTAACTCTTTTTTTATATTCATTTAACATTGATAAATATCTTACTTCAATAATTCTAATTTGTTGATCTGTTAATTCAGTAATTGATCTTAAAATTTTAATAAATTCATCATCATTATTTTCAAATTTTTTTACAGTTAATTCATCTTGAGATATAATTGGTTTTGAATTTGGATTTATTATTACAGGAATATCACTTGGAACACTATAATTTGAATTTTCATCATCTTCAGATTTTTTTGGACTTTTATTATCTAAATTAATTATAACCTGTTCTTGTTCTGTCATTATAAAGAAATAGATTATATATCTGAAATATTGGTTAATTTTTCATAATTAATATTATATTTTTTCATATTTTCAATCAATAATTTAGCTTGGTGTATAGTTTTTGATTCAATACCCACTATAATAGGTCCTGTTTCTCTATTGATTAATTTTGTATATTTGAAATAAATAATATCATCTCCTTGACCTAAAATACTTAGAACAAATTCTTTTAAAGAACCAGCTCTTTGATCTAACTCAATTTTAAAATATTGTTTTAAACCTTCATATATTAATGATCTTTCCATAATTTCAGGCATTCTAAAAACATCAGAATTTCCTCCTGATATAATTGAAACTATATTTTTATTTTTAATATTTTCCGACATTATATCCAAAGCGCATAATGATAATACACCAGCTGGTTCAATAATTAAACCATTTTCATTATACATTTGAAGAATTTTTGAACAAACATGACCTTCATCAATTAATATAATATCATCTAAATTTTTCTTACAAATAGGAAAATTTAATTCTCCTACTTTTTTAACTGAAGCTCCGTCAACAAATGTATTTATTTTATCTAATTTAACAATTTTATTATGTTTAAATGATTCATACATAGAAGGTGCTCCTAAAGGTTCTACACCTATAATTTTTGTATTAGGAGATAATTCTTTAAAAATTGATGATACACCTGCTGCTAAGCCCCCTCCCCCAATAGGTAAAAATAAATAATCTATATTATCATTTAATTGATTCAAAATTTCCAAACCTACAGTGGCTTGTCCTTCAATTACTTTTTCATCATCAAATGGATGAATAAATTCTTTATTTTTTTCAATGGAATATTTTTTTGAAATATCAAAAGATTCATCAAAATTTTTACCTTCTAAAAATATAGTTACTTCATCACCTCCAAACTTTCTAACTTTATCAATTTTTTGTTTCGTGGTAATTTTAGGCATAAAAATATCTCCTTTAATTTTTAGTATATTACAACTATATGCAACTCCTTGAGCGTGATTACCTGCACTACAACTTACAATACCATTTTTATTTTTTAAAGAACTCATTTTATTAAAAGCCCCTCTAATTTTATATGATCTAACAGGTGTTAAATCTTCTCTTTTCAGATATATTTTTGAATTATGTTTTAATGATAAATCCATATCAAAAACTAATGGAGTTATATTTAAAATTGTTTTTAATAATTCTGAGGTTTTTTTAACATTGTTTACAAGCATAATATTAATAATATAATTGCTTTAATTTATTTTATCAATTTTTGTCAATAGAAAAAAATTGATAATTTTATATTTAATATTAATTGATACATAATATGAACTATCAAAGAAGAACAATAAATAATGATATTCTTAATTATATTATAAATGCATCTAATTTAGAAATGCTTTATAATGTTGATCAAATGATTTCTAAAAATAAAAAAGTAAAGGAGAGTCTTTATATAAATAATCTTTATTTACAATGGTTTGAAAATAATTTTTCAAAAAAAAGTTGGTTTTTAAACTTTATAAGTTATGGTACAGAAGAGGATTTAAAAATATTATTAGATTTTTTAAATAAAAATGTATATAAATCAACTTGTTTTTATTTTCAAATAATTTTAAGAAAAAAATTAATTGATTATAAAACTTTTAGAACTTTAAAAGTGTCTTCAGATTTAGAAAAATGGAATGATGAATTTTATGTTTCAATTATTTTATCAGAAATGGCTAATACCTTACGCTAATTTAAACCATAAACTCAGAAATAGATGAGATAGGTAATTCATGAATAAAAGCAGCAGATAAAATAGAGGAGATAATTGTAACTATTAAAGATAAAATTGTTCCCCAACCTACATCCATTATTGCAGTACCAAAATCATAATTTGCAATAGTAGCCAAATTAGTAAAGTCATAGACTCCAAAAACTACAATACCAAAAATTATTGCATTCATATAACTATTTTGTTTTAGACCAAAATAATAAATTCCAAAAGCTAAAAGAATATAGCAAGCTGCACTATATAAAACAATATTTAAAGTATTTATTGTATTAGTTCCATTAATATTTTTAAAAAGAGTAGTATATCTTTGACTATTAAAAAATAATATCATTGGTAAATCTATTGCAAGTAATACTCCCAATACAATACCAAAAATTTTTAATTCGTTCATTAATAACATTATCATAATTTAGATTTAAAATTTTTTAAATATTTATAAAAAAATAGTTTTAATTTATTATATTCTTTAATCATCATCACTTGAATCGTCATCTTTCATTTTATTTGATGAATTGAATTTAATAGGTACCTTTCCTTTTTTTAATGGTTCTGCTGGTGTTGCATCTTCGTCTTCGTCATCTTCATCATCATCACTATCAGAACTATCAGAATCAGATTCATCTTCTTCTACTTTTGTACAATTTTCTATTTTATTAATAGGCTTATTAATTTTTGGTGTAGATTCTAAAATATTTTCAACAATAGTACCTTTTGTTGCATGAAGATATTTATCTAATTTACTCACTATAGAATCTCTTTCTTTAATTAGTAATTCACCTTTCTTATTATGATCAGAAATTTCAACCACAATTTTATGTAATTCATCTACCATAGATTTATATTTTTCATCATCCACAGTAGAATTATTTTCTTCATCCTTATTAGCTGGAGTTATTTTTTTTGTTGGTTTTTTAAT